CTGCTTGTAGGTCTTGAACTCCACGTCAAGCCCAGAATCCAGCGAACGCAGGAACTCATTGGCAATGTGAACCTGAAACGCCTGTTCCACAACCTGATTGTAGAAGATGAAGCTGCCCTTGTACGCGCCTTCAGACAGCACCTTGAACCAGATGGAAAGCATGGGCTTCTTGGTTTCCTTCGTGGCAACCAGTTCCATCTTCTCAATGGAAACTTCATATTCACCATGGGGAACGGTCTTGTATTCGCCGGAAGCGGAATTCTTCACATCATCGGCAAGGGCAGAAGTGTCAATGGCCTTATCAAATTCATCCCAAATGTTGTTGCTCATAACAAAATACTTCCTTTCGCACATCTTGTTTTTGAAATGGGGTGTTTTTCAGGGGTTTTTCAGATCAAGTTGAACTTTTCAAGGGGAAAATGTTCAGCTTGATTATTCATCCGGGGTTTCCGGGGATTCGGTGAAAACGGAATGAAGCACACCGCCCAGAATGCCCATCAAAAGCGCCTGTTCCGGGGTCAGATCACCAAACGGGTTCTGCTTGGGATTACAGGGCTGTTCCTTGGGGGCTTCCGGCTTGGGTTCATAGCCCTTGAAATCATTCCACAGGGCGTTGAAAAGAAGTTCCTGCGCCGCATTGTTCATCAGGCGCTTCAGCAGCGGGTCAGAAAGCATCTTCATTCCCAAATAGGATTCAAATGCCTTGCGCTGACGCGCTTCCACATCTTCAGGGGTCATGCCCTTGGGCGGGGTCAGATTGCGGTTTCCACGGTGAATAGCTTTGAAAAGGCCGTTAGCCTTCAGCACGTTCAAAAGCGCGGTATACTTGCTCATTATTCACCCCTCCTTTTGCGGGTTCGGGTCACAGGCTTGGGGGCAGGGGCTTCCGTTGCTTCACCCGAATTGGGTTCAACGGTCTGCATCCCGGCATTCATTTCAGCGGCATCAGCAGCGGCAGTTTCTTCCTGCTGCACAGCTTCAGCCAATCCGGCAGGGGTTTCCATTTCGGCGGGTTCTTCCGCTTCAGGGGCAGGAACTTCAGCAGCGGGGTTCACATCCGGCTTTTCGGCCTTGGGTTTGCGGGTGGGCTTGTCCTGCTGCACCGCCGCCTTGGTATTCTTGTTGGCTTCAGCGTACACCTGAACAAAAGCGTCATAGTCAAGCGGAATCTGCTTTTCCTTGACGGTCAGACGGCCACCGCCGAAAATGACTTCGTTGGTCTTGAAGGACAGAACACGTTCATCACCATCAGCAATGACACGCGCCACAATATCCACCATACCAGCAACCTTATTGGAAACCTTGTCCTGAAGATTGGGCTTGATGGAAGTCAGCTTATCGCCGCCCTTCTTGGTAATGTCCTTGCTGGTGTCCTCATGGGAAATCAGGATAATGTTTTCATAATCCAGATTCATCAGGCGGCGAATGGTGGAAAGGAATTCGGTTCGCACCTTATCCCATGCGCGGAAGGAATCATCAGATTCATGGGTGATACCCATTTCCTTGTACATGTACAGGCGGCAAGCCTCATACACATCTTCCAGCAGATCAACCACAATGGTCTTGAAATCGTTCTGCTTCTTTTCAAGTTCGTCAATGACTTCCTTGAAAATTTCCCATGCCAAGGTTCGCTTGGTCATGCGCCCGGAAACTTCCACCTTGTCCTTGATCGGGATGAAGGGGGCATCCACAAACTTGATGTTGCCATCCGTGTTCAGCATGATGGGGTCAGGGAAAGCGTTGGCAAAGAAGGTCTTGCCGCTGAAGGGCGCACCATACAGCCACACAACACGCTTGGTCACGGCGTTCAGGTTACGGCGTTCATTCTTGGGAAGAATCATGTAATTCAGTCCTTTCTGACAAAAATCTTGATATTCACACCAGTTGCAAAGGTAATTGGGATTCTTGGGGTATTCATCCGCTTCAATCAGGGACTTTGTACCCATGAAGAATTCAATTACTTTGTTGGGGTCATAGGTCACGGGCAGGAATTCAATATTCAGTTTTGAAAGTTCACTTTCAATTCTGCGTCTGAAGTCCTGAAGGCTTTCTGTGCCTTTCTGCTTGATGTTCACCTTGGGAACAATCACATAGTTCATGTTCCGAATCTTCTTGCCGGGGTTCAGCCGTTCAAAGAAGTATTTGTAAAGGTGAAGCTGTTCAGATTCCAGATACCGTGAACCCTTGGAAGTGTACTTGAAATCCCACAGGTCATATAAACCGGGAACTTCCGATTCATGGAACATGGTTGCAGGGGTCAGAAGATCAATAAAGCCGATGAAATGAGAATCAGAAAGCGTGACTTCATGCTGACCTTGGGGCAAAGCCGCCCGAACCCTCGGAATCCAGTATTCCAGCTTGATTTGTTCGTTCACATGGGCATCCGTGATGATGGGATAGGCCATCAGGTATTCATGAACACCCGCTTCCACCCCCTTTTCAATGCCCGTATGCAGGGCATGACCCAGAATCAATGCGTCATCCGGCTTATCTGAAGGAATCACCTTCAGACGGTCAAGGTATCGCATTTTGTACTTGAATGCGCAGCTTTCAAAGCATTCAAGACGGGAATGGCTACATTGCATTCCTTCACCCCCTTCACAATGGATTTGAACTGTTCAAAGCCCTTTGGATATAGCACCAGCCCCAACCCGTTTCCCCGATTGATAAGCTGCACATTCTTCTTTTGCAGATCAGACGGCCTTCCCGTGTCGCTTTTCAGCTCCACACCAAGGAAGAAGCCGTTCACATTGATAATCAGATCAGGAATCCCGGCCTTCTGGAATCCACCACCCCAGACCTTGAAATACCACCCGCGCACGGGCTGAACAATATTCTGTTCAGGTGTTCCAGCGGCATATATGCCTTCTTTCTCCAACCAGCTTTTGACCCGGTTTTCAAAATTCTTTTCCCCGGCCAATCAATCACCGCCTTTTTTTTTCGCTTGATAAGCCCGGTTCGGTATGCGTGAAGGGTATTTTCTGAAGCCGTTGCCCATTCAAGCTGTGAAGCACGGCAATCATGTTTCCTGCCGTGCTTATGGTTCACAATGGGCTTTCCTTCCGGGTTGGGTAGGAAGGCAACAGCAACCAGAATATGAAGGCGTTCACAGCGCCCATCAATCTTCACGCGCAGATAACCGCGCCCGTCATCGTAGGGGGAAAGGGTTCTGCCTGTGCGAATGTTGCGAACTTCGCCCATCGTGGAAACTTCGTAATTGGGATGTGATTCCACGATTTTCCAACGCACCTTTCCCATAGGTTACACCTTGCGGGACTTCTTGCGGGATTTCTTGGCGTAGGGATTGCCGGAAACCCACTTGCGCCAGTTCTTAGAAAAGAAGGAACAGGTTTCAACCTTTCCTTCCAAGGTCTGCACAACACGCTTGCGGTTGATATTGCCGATTCCAGCGGCCTTCATGTTGGCACGGGCAATGGAACGCTTCAGCTTACGCATCTTGATTCACTCCTTTACTTCAATCTTGATATATCCAGCCTTGGGGGAAGATTTGGAACATTCTTCCGCAATGGCGGGGTAACGCTTTTTCAGCTTTGCGCTGTCAATGGAAATCGCCGTGGTGGGCGCAACATAGGTGATTTTGACAAGCTGGTTGTCAATGCTCTTGATTCCGTGGGCTTCCATCGCTTCACGCAGCTTGTCCTTCAGTTCCTTTTCCTGTGCTTCCATCGCCTTCTTGGATTCCACAACCCGCTTGATTTGCTCAAACACGGTCATATACTGCGTTTCAAAGGCGGCAAGGTCAGTTTCAACCGTACCGCAATGACCACAGGAATCAGGGTGCTTGTCACAGGGGGAATCACAGGCTGCTTTTTCCGGGCAGAAGAAGCAGCACATGTTAGAACCGTTCTGCGCACAGGGTTCAAAGTTACAAACCTTCATGGGGTTCAATCCTCACTTTCTTTGAACAGTTCGTCCGTGTAATCACGGCGCATATCCAAGGTTTCAAGAATGTGTTCTTCCACGCTGTTTTTGCAAAGCAGGATATAATAAAAGCAAGGGCGTTCCTGTCCAATACGGTGAATACGCTTCTTGCTTTGCTCATATAATTCTGATTTGTCGGTCAGCGTGAAATAAACAATGCGATTGGCCTTTTGCAGATTCAAGCCCATAGCCCCGGCCTGATACTGAATGAAGGTGATGGAATCATCTGCTTCTTCATAGGCCGTCAAATCCTTCACAGCCCCGTTCACTTGGGAAACCGGGCGCTTCAGATCATCAGCAATGGCCGTCAGGCGGGTCAATTCCTCATTGAAGTTGTAAAACACAATCAGGCGTTCATTGGTGCTTTGAACCAAATCAGCAAAGGCTTCCAGCTTGTGGGGGTTGTATTGGCCGCATAGCATCCGGGAATACAGCCGTTCAGCAAGAATGGAATCCCCAACCAGTTCAATTCCATCTTCCACCGTGACCAGCTTCCTTTTCCTGAACCGCCGATATTCGGGAATGGTGGGAATGGAAACAGGAATGAAGTTCTGTTCCGGCAGGGTGAAACATTCTTCTGTTTTCATGAAGAAAGCGCCATGCTGCCGCAGCTTATCCTTCAGGCGGTCAACGTATTTATACGGGTTTTCAGGGTCAACCATCTTCACAGGGCGGTCATCAATGATTTCCGTTTTCCAGTTGACGTATTGACGGTTATACAGTTCTTTGGAAATCGACCAACCCAGAAGGTGAATTTGCGGCCACAGGTTTTCATATTTGCCGGAAGTGGGTGTTCCCGAAAGAAGCACCACGTTCAGCGGGTTCAAATTCAGAATGAACTTTGTGCGCTTGGCTGTATCGTTCTGAATCAGGGATGATTCATCCAACATCAGCGTGAAGTTCCGCAAACGGCGCAGCGCGTCACGCCGCCAAGCAAGTTCATAGTTGATAACCATGACGCACGGTTCATCAGGATTTTGCTTCAAGGCTTCCCAATCTTCCTTTTTCCACTTGGTACAATCGTAGATCATGCGGAAGTGGGATTCATAGCCGTTGTTCACAAAATGGTCAATCCAGTCCTGAACTTTGGATTTCTGACAGATCACCAGATTGACCCGCGCCCCAAGGCGCTTCATTTTTTCCGTTCCCACATACGTCTTGCCCAAGCCCATATCCATGTAATAGGCAACCCGGTTTTGGTCTTGGGTGGTATCAAGCGCCTGAATCTGGAAGGGAAAGAAGTTCATTTGACCTCACCTTCATAGGGGGTGGTGTCAATCTGGGCAAGGGCAACGGTCACACAGGCGCGGTATACAACGGCAAACTTGGTGTCACCGTGGGTCTGCTGCACTTTGGCAAGGAATTCATCAACCGTG